ACCCGTCTGCTCTATACATGAAATCGCCACCCGTGCCGATTTTGGTCTATCCCCATTGTCAGCCCAAAAGGGCGCCAAACTCGGCGACCGTTAGCCGAACCAGCCACGCCTCGCGGTCCTTCACCCCAAACGAGAGCACGAACCCGCCGCCGTGCTCGGCGAGCCCGGCGCAGAATTCGATTTGCACGCCGCGGAAGTAAAACTCCCGCCCGGCGTGCGCCGGCATCAGCTTGTCGTCGTAGCGCACCAGCCGGTGCGCGTAGTACACCCGCCCGCGCTCCTTGCGCCGCTGGTGTACCACCCCGACCCAAGCGTCGCCGTGGCGGATGATTTGCGAGCCGCCGGACCAGCCGCCAAGCTCGGGGAACGACTCGAAGCAGATCTTCTCCCGCGCCGGCAGCAGCTGGTACGACTCGGCCGGGTGGTGCGAGTACACGAACGAGAGCCGGTCGCCGTCGGCGCGCGGCATCCAGTTCTTCTCCATATCCCGGGCGTGCGGGCTGTGCAGAAACTCAAGCTCGTCGACCAGGCGGCCATCCAGGGCGCAGAGCGCCATCGTCGTGCGCACCCGGGGGCCGTGGTGCAGCCCCGAGGCCGTAAATCGCCACCGGCCGCGGAACCAAAAGAGCCGCCCGTCCTCTAAGCCGTCCCGGCACGGCAGCCGCGACGCCCGCTGCGCGGCGTCGTCCACGCGCTCGACCCGCGCCACCGACAAGTCATCGCCAAGGTCGGCGATGTAGTTGACCGTATCCGGCCCCGGGTCGTCCCTGAACCAGATCCCGTCCGTCTCGCCGAGCTCGTAGTTCACGGCGCGGATGAGGCACCGCAGCTCCCCGCCCGGGCCAACGGCCACCGACGGGTTGCACGGCAGCATCGGCGCGCACGGCACCTCGAGGCGCACGAAGCGCCCCGCCGGCAGCCGGTCGCTGAGTATCAGGCCGCCTTCTTGTCCGAAGGAGGCCGCGGCGCACCCTTCCCGCCACCCTTCGGCGGCTCCGGGGGCTGCGGCTTCTCGGGGGACTTCTTGTCGAGCCGGCGCTGGAACCGCGCCACGTCGCTTGGCTTTAGCATTCACGGGTACCTCACATGTGGATGGTCGATGGCATCGGCACCGCAAGGTCCTGCGTTGCCTGGGAGACCAATGGCGGCACCGCCGTCAGCACCCGCAGGTGCGGCAGCGCGTGCCACTCAAGCAGGATGTCCACGGGCGTGTTCGCGGGCTTGGTGTACATCTGCAAGGTAGGGATCGCGCGACGGCGGTGCCAGATGGCGGCCGTGCACAGCGGGTACTTGATCTCCCACAGGCTCGCCGACTCTTTCTTCGCCGGCTTCTGGTCCGTGCAGCACGAGTTCAAGTACACCAGGTCGCACCACTCGGGCACCTCGGCGCGCATCTGCGCCCAGCGCTCGGCAAAGTTATCCGGCAGGATGAAGTCATCCTCGAAGATCACGAACTCCTCGTGCCCCTCGCGCCACGCAATCTGCCAGGCGATGTGCCACGACAAGACCAGACAGGTCGCGCCGCGGGTCACGAAATAGTCCGAGTGCATCGGGATCTCGGACTTCACCTGCATCGTCTTGCCGAATATGCCGTAGATGAAATCCAACTCGATGCCGGCCTTCGCGGCCTGCGCGCGGGCGTGCTCGGTGCGCTCCGGGGTCTCGGAGAGCGTGATGCAGTAGTATTTCATCCGAAAAGCCCCGCTCTATCTTTGGCCGCACCAATCCGAGCCTCGGCAATTTTGACATACTCGGGGTCGCGTTCAATGCCGATGAAGTCGAAGCCTTCCAGCATCGCGGCTTTACCCGTTGAGCCTGACCCCATGAACGGATCAAGGACGGTGCCGCCCGGTGGGGTGACAAGGCGGCAAAGGTAGCGCATCAGGTCGGTAGGTTTGACGGTGGGGTGGTGGTTGCGGGTTGTGCGTTCACCGCCCATTGCCTCGGGGGTTTTTGCGGATGCGATTTGCCCGCCTTCAAATGCTTTAGTGGTTCTCGCCTCCATCCCCTCGCACCCCTCGTCCCTGTCCCGCTTGCTCGCCTTCGCGCAGTAGAAGAAGCGGGCGGCGCTGCCGGAGTCGCCGTAGCCGGGGTCGCGTGTCTCTCGTTCGTCCCGCCCTTTTCCGTATACATCACCATTACGAAATGCGCCGAGGCTTGCCTGTCCGCCAGTGCTTTTGCTTTGCGGAAACAGCCCCGCCACCTCCTCACTGCCGTCGTGTATCAGGTTGGCAGGCCAGCGGCCTGCGCTCAACTGCGTTATTTCGCAAGCGCCATGCAACCCTGCGCCATAAATGCCATTGCCTTCCCCCATAGGCTTGCTGCCCTTTGCGGTTCCGCCATCCGTCCCCACCCGACACCCATCCACATTCAGCGCACCCGTGCCGTGCGCCAACACATTCTCGGCTACCGTGCCGATAAGCGGCTTGCGGGCGACGGTGATAGGCTCCAGCGCGGGTTTGAGGGCGGTGCCCCATCCGGCCCACTGGCGGGCGGCTTCGGTGGCGGGGGCGCTTATGTCAGTAAAGCCGCTGAACGATTCGCCCGCGTAATTGATACCTCGCTCTCCTCTGGTGTTTCCCGGCTTTGTCGGCACCAGCACTTTCTCACGCTCCGCACCCGCCGCCTTGTCAATCGCCTTTGATACATCCAGCGACTTCGGAAACCCACTCCCATACACCCACGCGATCATGTCGCGTATCTCAAACCCCGCATCCTCAATCCGTACCGCCATCCGATGCTGCGTCCGCGTACCGGCAAAGGCGAGAAGATGCCCGCCCGGTTTTAACACCCGCAGGCACTCGCGCCATATCGCCTCGCTCGGCACATCGTAGTCCCACTTCTTGCCCATGAAGGCGAGGCCATAGGGCGGGTCGGTCACGATGGCATCAACGGAATCAACGGACATGGTTTTAAGTACATCCAAGCAGTCGCCGGTGCGGATCTCCATTACTCGATGCCCTCCACGCCGCGGTCCTTGCCGAAGGCAAACTTGCCCGAGCGGCGCACGACAGAGCGGTGCAGGAAGTGCGCGTCGCAGAACTCGTCCACCGCGCGCGTTACGCCGGGCCACGCCTGGTAGTCGTCCCCGAACAGAATCCCGCCCCGGCGCAGAAGCGGCCAGTAGTTTGCTAGGTCCGCCTTGCAATCCTCATAGTCGTGCGAGCCGTCGATGTAGATCACGTCCGCCACGATATTTTTTTCGGCCACCACCCGCGCCGCAATCGTCGCCGGCAGGGGGAGGGGGGTCACGCGCTCGGTCAGCTCAAGGTGAACCATGTTCGACAGGAACAGCTCGTGCAGCCGAGGGTAGCCCGCGTGCAGCCGCAGCGCCTCGTGCAGCCAGCGATTGTCCCCGTCGTGGCGCGCGTAGTTCTCGTGCGACCCGAGCCAGGTGTCGATGCACAAGAGCCGCGCGTCGAGCCCCAGGCGCTTGCAGATCGCCATCATGTTAGCCGCCGAGCGCCCCTTCCACGAGCCCACCTCGATGATGGTCGTGGGGCGCACCGCCGCCAGGACCTGCTCGAACATCGGGTCGTCCGACCCCCAGCCCTGCAGGTCGTGCTCGACTATCTTCGCGCCCGAGTACGGGTCCACCAAAAAGAAATCCCGCCAGTTCATACCACCCCCCGGATCTGCCGCTTGACCGCCTTCTGCCAGGTCGGCGCGTACACGCCGCCGCCCGTCGCCGCCTCGCTCGCAAAGGTCAGCACGAAAGCATCCGCCACGTCGGGCGACGCAAGGCCACGGCGCTTCATGTCGTCCTTTCCCTCGAGGCGCAGCTTCCCGTTCGACATGAACGAGTAGCGCGGCGAGGATAGCTCATTCACCAGGCGCTCGTCTCGCGGCAGCTTGCAGTCGCGCGCCTCGAGCCACGCCTTCGCCTTGCCCCACAACTCCGCGCGCAGGTTCATGTACTGCCCCTTGAAGGCCGGCGACTCGCCGACGTTGATCCCGCGCGCCGGCAGCTTCAGCTCCCGAAGCCGGTCCACCACGCCCGCGCCAAGGCCGATGCTGTCCACCAGTATCTCGACCGGGCGGTCGCGGTGGTCGGTGCTCTCCCACTCGTGCATTACCGCGCCCGTCAGCGCCATCAGGTCGAGGCCCTTCCATGTCTTCACCGGCGCCACGACCACGTTCGCCTGGCGCTTGCAGAGCGCCGAGGAGTCCGCGCCGAAGCGCGCCACGTCCAGCCCCCACAGCACCGGCGCGCCCGGGTTCTGCACCACGTCACGGTCCACCGCCGACTGGGCAAGCTCAAGCCCGATCAGGGTGTCGTCGTCCGCCACCGGGAACTCGCCCAGCACGCGCACCCGGTAGGCGTTGCTGCCCTCGCCGTAGCGGCTCGACATCTCAGCGATGTAATCCTCCGACACCCGGGGCGAGTCGAGGCAACTGACGTGCAGGTTCTCCCACTCGCCGGACAGGCGGTGGAAGGTGTCGTAGAAGTAACCCTGCGTCCGGGTGGGGTTGCCGAGCAGCAGCGTCGTGGCGTTGTGGCCGGACATCGAGCCGCCCGCCGACTCGAAGACCGCCTCAGACACGCCCGGGGCTTCGTCCACGACCAGCAGCACATACTCGGCGTGGATGCCCTGCAGGGCGTCCGGCTGCTCCGCGCGGCTGGTGCGCGCCGAGATGAAGGCCTCCTCCGGGCTCGCCTTCAGCTCGATGCGGTCGGACTTGATCTCGAGCAGCTCGGCCACCGCCGGCGGCAGGAGCTTGGCCCACCGGCGGCACTCGCCGAAGAGGGCGTCGAAGAGCTGGCTGGCCGTGGGGGCCGTGACCACGACCTTGACCGGGACGCGGGTGAGCATGAACCAGAGCATGGCCCACGAGGCCACGGTGGACTTGCCGGTGCCGTGGCCGGAGCGGACGCTGATCTTGCGCTCGCCGGCCGCCAGAAGCTCTAGGAGGCGACGCTGCCACGGGTCGGGGGTGACGCCTAGGACCTCCTCCACGAAGGCCACAGGGGCGGCGTGGTAGCGTTTGACGAAGGCGAAGTAGGGGTTTTCAGAATTTTTCATACGGTCCGTGTGGGGTTACGCAAGCGCCGACCCCCCGGCGGGGGCCACCCCCCGGGGGGGGTCTGGCGGGCGGCCGGAATCGCCCGGAGCCCCGACCCTATGGGAATCAAGCACTTACGCGCGCCCCCGTCGTTGAGGGGGGGGATTGTCCGCAGGGCGGTCATAATCGCCCCAATTTAACATAATGGGTGTTATACGCACTACGCGCCGCAACCCCTTGCGAATCAAGCACTTGCGCCGTGCGTGTGTGTGCGCATCGGTGCCCGAGCGCGTGCTGATCGCCAGGCCGTGAGTTATCCACAGGTTATCCACAGGTTATCCACAGAGTTATCCACAGGCCGGTTCAATGAGTCACGCGCGCGGGACCGTCGGCGTCGATGCGTCATCTGTCAGCTTTTCGGGTTCCTGCACGCTCACGGTCCGCATCAGGTCGCGCACCGCAGCAAGATGAAGCGCCGTCGTGTCGGTGATGCGGACATCGCTCTGGATCTTGTTGCCCCAGCGCTTCGGGTCCATCCGTTCGGCAAGCCATTGCCTCGCACCCATCGCAACCTTCGCGGCGTTCGGGTCGATCTGTTCTTGCTCCACTTGGTCGGCCAGCGCTTCAATGCGCTCCGCGTTCGCCAGGGCACGCGCAGTCCGCACTAGCTCAAACTTCTCATGCCTCGCAGGGTCGGACTGAATCGTCTCCCACAAGAGTTGGTACGGGATCTCGCTGCCCTTCACAAACGAGGACAGGCTGTTGCCCTCGGCAAGATGAATCCAGAGCTGGTCCCAGAAGGCCGGCGATTCCATGACCGCCAGCGCCTTCTCCCGCCTCGCCCGCTTGATTGGTGTCCCTGCCATTAAT